CGACTCGTTAGTCCCTGCGAACACCTGTTCGTACTGCTCTGTATTAAAGTCGTTGAATATAAACTTGCGTAAGTCGCACTGTAGGGGTTGAGTACGACCATCGTACATATAGAACTTGTCCCTACCCATCCAGTAAGCCACGCCGTTAGCGTAGGCCACAGCGTTTTGTGCAGCAATGGAGATATTCTCACCGACTAACTGTGCAGTCCACACAGCGGGGGCACCAACGTACTGTAACGCGTACAGGGCAGAGTCAGTCCACACTAGTACTTCTTGACGTGCTTGTTTAGCAGCAACGATCTGTGTGCCGTTAGATAGGATAAGGTCGCCCGCTTGGTTAGTTGCCGCAGGTGACCAGTTAGTAGCATCTTCTTGGTCTGACCAACGAACTAGCATGGGGTTGACAGTAGAGGAGAAAATCTCATTTGCGCCAAAGCAAAACACAAACCTGTTAATGTCAGACACGAGGATTAGCTTCTGTGACGTTGGTACTTCCGTACCTGCAAGAGCTACTGCCCTAGTGGTTAGCCCGTTTGTGGCATCCCAGCGGTATATAGAGCCATCACGCGGCCCGAAGATAAGGTCTTCACCGAAGTTAGCTTGGCTCCACAGGCGTATAGAGTCGGTAGAGGTAATACCAATGCCCCACGTACCAGAACCCCAACTACCTGCGCCCCAACCTACTAAGGGAACAACAAACGCGGGGCCAATGTTAATCTGGTATGCAGCCGTTACCGTACCACCACCTGTAGCACTAGAACTTGCATTAGTGCCCGCATCAATCGTATACACGTTAGAAGTAGTAGTTTCAGTTAGCTGATACTCGGCGTTTAGAGTAAGCCCGCCTACAGCACTTGCACCACTAAACGTAACAAAGTCCCCGTCAGAGTATCCGCCGTTAGCGTCAGTAACCTCTACTATAGGCGAACCACTAGTAGTCTCAAACGGGTTAGTCAGGGTTACAGTAGCACGTAAGGGTGTGATGTCGTTGTAAGCGCCGCCGTTTTCGATGTAGAACTTCAAGTTAGTGCCTACGCCGATCAGGTTCTGACTACCTAGGGTAACCCAGTTCCATAAAGAGCGGCATACACCTAAGAATGTAGTAGCTGATATACGCTGCCACCCACCTATCTTTTCCGGCGTACCTTGGCGAAACCGTATCTTATCGCAGTCGTACCAACCACCTTCGCTAGTGTAACGCGTGTTCTCTCGGTTAATCCCTGCTTTTAACTGTAATTTTTTAAGGGGCATGTTTTACCTACTAGTAGCACCAACACATTGGCTCAGTCTTACGAGTGTCAACGTGTACGAAGGTTTTTGCAACTCCTACGGACATTCCCATAGCTGAAGCGTGTTTGACGATAGCCATGCGTTGTGCGCCCCCAGATACCTTAATATCTGCGGCAATGCCTTGTGCATGAGTTCCTAATTTTTTACCCGCTGCAACCTTTGCAGCTTCTATACTATGGTCTTTACTTCTGTACCCGCTAGTAATTGTAAACGGGAAGTCACAGACCTCGCGCAAATGCTCTAGTACTTTAAGGAACCCAGTGTCCATAGCGTTTTCGCCAGTTTCTTGGCAATCAAACTCTCCTATTTTAAAGTACTTCATTTCTATATGACTCCAAATGCTTTAAACGCTATGTATAAGCTCAAAGGCAGTATAACTAATCCTCCTGTACCCCAAAGCAATACAGCCCAAAAAAGTGCTATGTTATTTGCTATTTTATTTTTGCGTATACGCTCTGCTTTTTCTCTATTTCTTTTGCACTCAGACTGAAATTGTAGCCAGTCTTTGTACATATCTGCTCGTCCTGCATAGATCATGTACTCTTTAAGCCATTCTTCCTGCTCTTTGATCTTTTCAAGCTCCATAAAGCACTGGAGTTCTTCTTTACCTCCGCCCTTCTGGGCTTTCTTAACGATAGCTGACTTATTGTCAAAATATTCCGTGGCTTTAGCCGAAACATCATAAAGCTCTTTGCCATTAGACAAGGCTTTTTTAATGACTTGAAACGCAGCATTAGCTGCCGCTATTTCGGCTAACATTACTTTTCTCTTTGAACCCCTTTAACTTTTTCGGCAGTCCTCATCGCTCCAAGGCCAAGCATCCCCATTAGCACTGTTGTGAGCAATGAGCTATCCACGGCAGGAACCGTAAACCATATGCCTATAATAGGCGATAAAATCGTAGAGTATACAAGTGCGAAACAACATGACCAACCGACAGCGGGTCGCCATCCGGCTACGAAAAGATTTTTATGTGCCGCTTCAACCTTATTGACCTCTAGTTGACCCTTGGCAATCTCTAAGGCATGACGCTCGGCCATAGTGCTAATCTCATGCGCCAAGGCATTCTTCTGATCTTTGTCTTCGATAAACTTGTCAAGAAGACCTGTAACTGGGCCAATAAGACTGGATAAAATCGCCATCTACAACCTCTCTACAATAAACAACCCGATTATTAGGGGGTAAATACCCCACAACATAAGTTCAGACCTTTTAAATCTTTCGCTACCTGAGTCTAAGCGTTTCTCTATGTTGGTATACCGCACCGTACATTCTCTTTCGTGGGCTTCAAGTTTAAGTAACGCTTCTTTTACAGTTGCCATTATGGAGCCTTTAATCGTGTACTGGAACCTTATTAGGGTTTACATATTTTGGAATGCAATAAGCCATTACTGGCGTGTGGTACTTTTGATGCGTTCCTTGGACAGTTAATTCCTCCGCGAAATACCTGCATCTTGTTAAGCTGAACCAATATGAGGTGGCCTTCGGGTCTATGTCACCGTTTACAGTAACTACCAACATGAAGGCCAGTATCATTACTGTTTAGCTTTATTCCCCAGAAATGCAAACTGCTCAAGCACCTTGTAAGCCTTGGCAACCAGAGCATCATCTTTCGGGGTGTCTGTGTAGTTACACACAATACTAGCAATCGTTACTAGTGAAGTCGCAAGTACATACAGGTCAATTAAATAGCTCACGATGCGGTGTACCCGTTGCCTGCTGTAATAGCTGCGTTAGTTGCAGTCATGCTCTCACTGCCCCAACCCTCTTTAGCTACCATAAGTGCGAGGTGTTCTACGTTGCGATCTACACAGCCTTGACGGTCTGCGGCATCTTCGTCAGCCATACAGTTGCCTGCGATTACGTCTGTGATTAATGCTACGCTGTCACCCATTGCTGAGTAGTCTTGTGCTAGTTGTTCTGCTGTACGATCTTCCATTTTATTTATCCTTCTAGGGTTTCAAGTCTTGCGGTGAGTTCTTGGATTGCTTTTACCAAGATTGGTATCAATGCGGCTTCTGCTACTTCCTGAGAGCCATCTTCTCTGTCATCCCAGAGCCTAAAGCCATCCTTCAAGCCGCTATCAGCATCAATAGCTACTTTGACTTCTTGGGCTATAAAGCCGTGGTTAGTCTGAGTGTTCTTAAAGACTTCAGTGGAGTCAGCTTCATAGGCTCTAAAGGTTTCTGGCAGTTCACCAAGGGTCTTGTAGTTCCAAGTCCGTGGCCGTAGAGCATTAACAAAAGCTAATCCTGCGGTAGCATCTGTAATGTCCTTCTTGTATCTTTCATCTGAGACTGTGGCCCAAGTTACGTTACCGTGTGCGGCTCTGATGTCATCACCACTAATGCCTAAAGTTGTGTATCCTGCCGCCCCTTGTACGTTATAACCCAGAACATTTGCGTTACTACTTGCGGCAGACGAAACACGGCTTAGGGAACCTATAATCGTATTATTATTTCCAGTAGTGCTGCCAACAACGTGATTGGCTGCAAGATATCCAATCATTATGTTATCGTCACCATTAGTAACACCGCCTGCTGAATTAAACCCAAGAGCCGTGTTTCTTAGTCCGGTGGTACTAGTTATTAAGGCTGATTTTCCCACTGCTGTATTGCTGTGGCCTGTGGTATTATTTCCAAGAGCAGAAAACCCAACTGCTGTGTTATCTGCGCCAGTTGTATTGTCATAAAGCGAATAAGCACCCAGACCCGTGTTGTTATCTGCTGTAGTGTTAACCGCTAGCGACTGATAGCCTAGTGCTACGTTGTAGTCTCCAGTTGTGCAATCGTTTAGCGAGTCAGCACCTAAACCACTATTACCTGTGCCTGTGGTTAATGCAGCACCTGAACTATCCCCAACAACAGTGTTTTGATTGCCTGTTAAAGCAGCCATTCCAGTGCCTTGACCAATGAGTACATTTTGAGAGCCTGTGGTAACACCACCACCCCCGTTGGTTCCCATGATTACATTGTAAGAACCCGTAGTAACCGCATTACCGGCAAGGCCACCCACGATGGTATTCTGAACGCCTGTGGTTACTAATGCACCTGCTGTATAGCCAACTGCGGTGTTATATACGTTGACTCCACCTGAGTTGTTTTGAACTTCAAGCGCACCCGCACCAAGAGCAACTGAAAACCTTCCAGTAGTTTCTCCCGCTAAAGAAAAAACACCATAAGCTGTATTATTAATACCTGTTGTTATGCTTGTGCCTGCTTGATAGCCTACAAAAGTTGCATTCCCTGCGGTAGTCATTGCATCACCGCACAGACCGCCTATGAGGGTGTTTTGAGTGCCTACGGTTACTGATTCACCTGCTCCGAAACCAACCGCTACGTTATACATATTAACTGCACTAGCAGGGTTTTGAACCTGCAAAGCGGCTCTACCTATTGCTACGCTTCTGCTTCCTAATACGTTGGTTGTTAATGAGCTAAACCCAACAGCAGTATTTCCAGTGGCAGTTGTAGTAGCATCACCTGCTGTGTCTCCGATAAACGTATTCTCATTACCAGTAGTAAGTGCGGCTCCTGCTAAAGAACCCACTGCTGTGTTACTTGCGCCTGTGGTGTTTGCTACTAAAGCAAAATAACCAACTGCCGTGTTGTTAGCAGCGGTTGTATTAGCATTTAAAGCTGCTCTACCAACACCTGTATTAGAAGCTCCTGTTGTGTTTGCTTGTAAAGCAGCAGAACCCAAAGCCGTATTGTTAGCAGCGGTGGTGTTTGCTACTAAAGCAGACTCACCCACTCCTACATTATCTACACCTGTTGTATTGGCTGCTAAAGAACTCTTACCAACCGCAACATTTCTTGTGCCTGTGGTGTTTGCTGTTAAAGCAGCTTTACCAACTGCGGTGTTGTTAGATGCTGTTGTGTTTGCGTCTAGAGCATTATGCCCAATAGCAACATTATCTCCACCAGTTGTATTAGCGTACATAGCATTAACACCAATTGCAGTATTTTCTGCCGCTGTTGTGTTTGTAAGTAATGCGTTTACCCCTATAGCTACATTTTCAGAGCCTGTGGTGTTTGCTTTCATAGACTCATAACCCACCGCAGTATTGTTGCTTGCTGTAGTATTAAGTATCAACGCACTCTTACCAATAGCAGTGTTATAAGAACCTGTAGTATTTGTGTATAAAGCACCTGCGCCAAATGCTGAGTTTCTCACGCCTGTTGTAGTGCTACTAGCTGCCTGATAACCAACACTAGTGTTTTCACCACCAGTAGTAATCGCGTCACCTGATTCAGCACCAATAAGGGTGTTCTTAACGCCTGTGCTTACTGCACTACCTGCGAAATACCCAACAGCAGTATTAAAAGCATCTGTAGCCGAAGTAAAGTTTTGAGCATTTAAGGCGAAACTACCCACCGCTACAGATTTACTGCCTAACGTATCGTCATATAACGCTGCATACCCCACGGCTACATTTCTATCAGCATCAGTAAAAGATTCACCTGCAAGACCACCGATGAGGGTGTTTTGAACGCCTGTGGTGACTG